CCCAGCGCGCCACGCAGCTTGACGGCCGCTCGGCCCGCCTTGTCGGCCGCCTCGCCGATCGCGTAGACGACCGTGATCGGATGCCCGTTCGCCGTGCTGCCCCTCGCGACCTTCACGTCGATGCCGCGTTGCAGCATGTAGTGCGCGAGGTCGGAGGCGCGGAGAAGCAGGCAGTCGCGGAGCGGGTCGGTCACGAACCGACGAGGCTACTCCTCGTCAGGAATCCGGTCTAGTTGCCTCAACTCGTCCAGCGTCAACGGCTGCAAGTCGCTGCCGAGCATCTTGCGCAACGGCAGCTTGCCCGACCGCCACGCTTCGGCCTTGGTGCGGCCAAGAACCTCGTTCTGCACGCCGACGCCTTGGCCCTCAAGCCACCCCTCGAAGTCGGTGTCCGCGGGCACAGGGCCGTCAACGGACGCACGCTCGCCGATGGGGTCGCCGCCGAAGTCGGGCACCAGCACGCACCGACACCGCGGGTGAAGCGGCGGCTGCGGGCCCTTGCCCAACTCCTCCACCTTGCCATCCTGCGCGCCGCAGATGGGGCACGTCTTTTCGTCTAGGGTAGCAAGGAACCTCTGCTTCGTGACGCCTAGCGCCTTGAAGGATTCAATGCGGGTGACGGCGCTCGCATGCGTCGCGGTCGACTGCACGAGCATCTGCACGTCGCGCACAGACTGGCCCGACAGCACCCCGTCGCTGTAGCCGGTCTCGCGCTTGCCTCGCAGCATGCGGACGATCTCGTCCGTCGTGAAGCCGCGTTGCAGCCCCGTCTGGATGACGCGCCTTGCGTTGTCTCCGGTCGGCTGCTGCAGCGTCTTCTTGAACCACGTCTCGACCTTCTCGCCGAGGAAGGGCCGCTGCTCCACGGCCACCATGACCTGCTGCGTCGTCGGCTTCGGCGGGTTGATGCCGAGCGACTTCTCCGCGTTCTTCGCCAGCCAGTCGACCTCATGCGTCACGATGTCGGCGATGCCCTGCGTCGTGATGCGGCGAAGCTCTGCGGTGCCTCGTCCTGCGGTGGCGCGGATGCTCTCTTCCAGCGAACGCAACTGCGGGAAGGCGTCAAGCACGACGTCGTTTCCGCGCAGGTCGAATCTCGAGATCGTGCTCGCCACCGCATCCAACACCGGCTTGACCACGATGCGGTTCCACGCCTGCATCGCTTCGATCTGTAGGCCTCGAACGGTGCGGGCTTGCAGGATCTCGTGGCGGTAGAGGCGGGAGATCCACTTGCGGCCACCCTTGCGGAGTGCGGCTACGAGGGTCGGCGGAATGGTGTTAGTGGTCATACGATCTCGCGCGAACTGAACCACAACGGCATCTCGCCAGCGCGGAACGCATGGCACGCTTCATCCGGCGTCCCGTAGCTCCACGTCGAACGCTGGCACTTGAGGCACACGCCGAACCACGTCCTGCCTACCGACTTCACGCCCGCGAACGCGTCGCCGGGCTCAAGGACGAGAAGGTCGCCGGGGTGACCGTCCTTGCACGGGTAGGCGAACGTGCCGCAGAGGTTCACGCAGGAACCTTCTTGGCGTCTGGCGGCTGCGGCGCATCCTTGTTCGGATCCTGCGGCGGATCCTGCGGCTGGCCCTGCTTCATGCGCTCGGCCTCGATCTGGTTCGCCATCGCCATCATGCGGGCTTCGTCGCTCGCTGCCTGCTCGCCACGAATCGCTTCGGCCTCGGCCTCGGGGTCGAAGTCGTCGCCGAACTGGCCGGAACGAGCACGCTCCTTCAGGTATGTCTCCAGGGTGATCGCGCCCTCCTTCCAGTCGGCGAACAACGCCTGCGCACGCGCCGGGTTCGCCACCATCATCACGCTCGACTGGCGGTATAGGGAGACGTTGAAGTCCTCGGGCAACTCTTCTTGCAGCCACGCCGCAGCGAGTTCGTACGCGCGGTAGATGCTCCACTCGCAGGCCTCGACCCAGCTCTGCGCCTGACTCTGGCCCTTCATCTCGGCGCGCATCTCGCCTGTCGCGGTCGCGCTGCCTTCCGTGAACGGGTCCGACGCGAGCGACTGCATCGCCTGCTCAAGCTGCTTGATGCGCTCCATGCTGGCCTGGAACGTCGTGCCCGTGATCTCGATGAACATGAGCTCGGCGTCCTTGGACTCCGTCATGAGGGTGTTCCCCTCGACGGCGCGCGGCTTCTGTTCCGTCTCCTTCTTGCTCAGGCCCTTGCCGAAGAGCGTCGGGTGTAGGCAGTACTTGATCCCGTTGTCGTGACGGCTTGTCTTGTTCCAGTGGTTGAGGTTCAGGTGCGCTAGCTGAAGAAGCGGCGGCTTCGCGAACAGGAATCCTTGCTGCCCCGTGTAGGTGACGACGAGCGGGATCTCGCCGTTGGGGAACAGCGTCGGGTTGGGGCCGTCGACGAGCACGTAGCCAGTGAGGTCGCCGCGTCCAGTCGTCGAGCGGTCCGACGTCATCGCGGTAGAGCCGTAGCTGCGTTCCCACAGCGAGACGCTGTCGCCGGTGTAGACACGGACGCGCTCAACCAACTCATCCTGGAACGAGTTCGCCTTGCGCTTGTAGGTCCACTCGCGCACGCGAAGCTCGGTGCACACGTCACGTCCGCCGATCCTCTCTGCGGTGAACCCGATCAGGTTGTCCGGGCAGATGCGCGACAGGTAGGGCCGAGCGTCGACCTGCTCTGCCTCCTTGAGGTTCATGCGTGAGCCGTCGGCCTTCGTCGTCGCCACGTTGTCGACGAGGAACAGGCCCATGCCGTAGTTGACGGCGTCTTTGAAGTGCTGCGCGAAGAACCGCGACAGCGACGTGCCCATGCGGTCGGCGTCGCCTTCGAGGCGTGCCAACATCGAACTTCCGAGGTCGCCCGTGATGGTCGGCGGCTTCTCGAATGCGCGCGACGCGATGTCGTCGCATGCCGACTCGAACCAAGGCACGAGAACGCTGTCGTTCATGCGCACCTGATAGAGCCCCTTCTCCTTCATCTCGCGCGCGGTCGGTGGCGAGAACTCTTCGCCTGCCTTGCGCAACGTGTCGGTGCCGCCGAGTAGCACGCGGACGAGTCGCCACCACACTTCCATCTCGACGCGCTCGCCGTTGTAGAGGCCGACGGTAGCGCCGCGGCGGTCATCGATTGCTGGCTCTTCCATGCTCAGTACTCCGTGAACCCTCGGCTGCCGCCAATGGGGTGTTCCTCGGCAATGTAGTATCGCAGGGCGTCGAACCAGTGCGTTCGCTCCTTGTCGCCCTTGTCGATGGCGCGGTCGGACTTCTTCTCGTCCCACACGACTGACTCAAGGTCCAGTTTCGTCTGCCGAGCCTTGCGTGCATCGAGCGCGAGACGGACCGTGCCATCAGAGGCGCGCATGCGAGTGTTGAGCGCGTTCACGCTATCGACGATGTCGGGTGCGGAACGACCCACGTAGATGCGCACGTCGGCGAAGGACTTGGACAACTCCTCTTCGACGATCTCCCAGTCGGTCGACTTAGCGGACGTGCGGCGCTGATGTCCACCGACGTCGCCGTAGACATGAACCGGACCCTTGTGGTGTCCGTAGTTCTCGCGGATCCACGCGCATGCGAGCGGCGTGTTGCTGTCGTCCTGACGGTAGTACTCGTCGAGGATGCAGGTTGTCGCGATGTAGCGATCGTTCGACGCATCGGGTGCGTCGCGAGGCGGAAGCGACTGCTCCTGAAGAACCACCGCAGCGCCCGGCGACACGTTGAAGTCGAAGCAGACGACAAGCGGCAGGGCGGGATTGTATTGCAGCGGACGGACGTTCACCGACTCGTCCCATCGGTAGCAGACTCGGCCCGTCTGCGTGAGGAAGGAGGCCTCGTATTCCTGCTCGAACGAACGGGGGTCGAGTTCGGCTCGCGCAGCCTCCAACTCGGCAGGGTCCATCACTGCCGCGGCGGTCCAATGAAAGGCCTCGTAGCCCTTGCGTAGTCCCGACTTCGCCTCGCTCCACAGTCTGTAGAAGTGGTTCCGTCCCGCCGGCTTCCCGCCAAGGATTGCCCACCCAGGACGGCCGCGAGTCGACAACGCAGGGCGCAACGACTGCTCGAACGCCATTGGCTTCCAGTAGGCGAATTCGTCACCTACGAGGCCGTCGATTGCAAAGCCTTCGCCTCGCGTCGGTCGGTCCATGCCCATGCACATAATCCGCGCGCCGTTCACGAGTGTGATCGTCAGCTCGGTCTCGTTGATGGCGCTGAGCCATGCATCGGGGATCCGACGCTTGAGGTTGCCCCACCAGATGCGTTTGACCATCTCGCGCGTCGGCGCGGCGACAACGAACATCGGGTCGATGACACTCTCCGGGGGGCAGAACGCACCGCGGAACTTCGGTTGCCCGTCCACACTCGGGCCGTGGCCGAAGAGGATGTAGCCCTCAAAGTCCTTCGTCTTGCCGGTACGTCGAGCGGCTGCAGGGATCTTGAAGCGAGCCGGCGACATGCGCATTCGGCGTCGCTCCGGATGGTCGATGCGACCACGCAGCGGGATCGACGACGTGGACGGGATGACCAGCGTCACTCCTCGCCCTCTTCTTCGTCTTGCGTGTTGGAAAGACTCTCAGGCGTCGCGTTCGGGTCGCCAGCTTCCACCAGCCGCTCGTTCTCGACGAATGCGCGCAACGCCTTCTGTCGCTCAATCTCGCTTGCGTTGCCCTGCTTCGCGTCCGCCTTGAGCTTTCGCACCGCAGCCTTCTCGTGAGCCTTGGCCCAGTCAAATCGACGCTCCATGAACCAGGCATCGGCCTGCCACTTGTCGCCAGCCTCGGCAGACTCTCGCAGCTTCACGAGGCCATCCATCTCGGCCTTCGCCTCGGCCTTCAAGAAGGATGCGTAGAACTCTGGATCTCGCGCCTTCCTCATGTAGAAGGCTTGAGGCGTGCACCCGAACGACTTGGCTACGGTGCCGGGTCGATGGCCGATACTGATGAGCCGAAAGAACTCGGCGATGTCATTCGGACCGAGACCCATGAACCGGCCGAGCTCGTCGCGCTCTCGGTCTGTCATCTTTCCGGAACCGTTTTGTAACTGGCCACCTTGGAAGGCTGGCCGAAGTCAAGGTTCCCGGTCAACGCGAGTACCCGCGAAGCCGACGCACCTCGTCAGCAATCCAGGCGTCACGCTCTTCCTGCGTCGCCGACCTCACCCAAGCCGGCGCGCACTCAAGGATCTGGTCGCAGTCCAGGCGTCGCCGAACCTCCTCGAACGACATCGACTTGTCGGCCTTGCGGCACCGTTCGCAGGACTTGAGGAGCGAGGCCTCCATCGGTTTGCGGCAGCACTGGCACACGTCGAACGTGACGCTTCGGGACCCTTGTTCCGCGCTTCGCATGCGGCGCTTCCTGATCCGGCACCGTTCGCGTGCGCAGGCGATACACCCGCCGTCTTTCCCCCTGGCCCCAGGAACGTCCAAGTGGTGACCTCGGCAGCACACGGACAAGGCGGCTTTCGCCATGCGGTCACTCTGCCTTGGTGACGGTGGCGACCTTCTCGACGAGCGTTGCCTCGATGGCCGAGGGGTGCAGCGTCACGGTCAGCTTCGTGGGCTCGCCGGGAAGCAGCTCGACGTGCAGGGCCGAGATGGGCAGCCGCTCGAACAGGTCGACGCCCTTGCCGTCCAGGAGCTGCACGGGCTCTGCGCCGGATGCCCCGATGACAAGGCGGAATCGGTCGGGGGATGGCGCTGCGTCCATGGCGTCGGCTTCCATGGCGCTGCACTATACTGCACGTTCGCAGGTGCGCAACCTGCACTAGACCGCAGGATTTTCGGTTTTCCTGTCCCCGCCGAGCCCTAGGGGTCAAGTCGCGACAAGCGAGCGGTGCCGGTCGCGAAGCCTTTCGGGCCTTCATTGCCTGCGGCTAGGCATGCCGCGTCAAGCTCGCAATCGTGAGTCGTGGCAGCTCACAACTGTGAGTCATGGTGTTCCCGTGATTCCGGGTGCTGTCCAACTACCCCTAGGCACCTGCGCCCAAATGCTCGCGGCCCGCACGTCGTCGGGATCATGCCGAAGCACGGTAGCCGCGGCGAGGGGCATGCCGAAGCCGTTGAACGACTCATCGCCCAACGTGTAAGGACCGCTTACAGGTTGCTGCGCCCTCGAAACCCATCGCCCTGCGCTGAGGTCGTAGGCGTCGCGAACGACGGTCTGCGCAAGCCGCAGGGCCACTGCGCGCCCTTCCACGGGGCCGAGTTCGGTGCAGGCGAGGTCGAGGCCGTAAGCGCCGACGCTCTGCTGCCACGGGATCCACCAGAGCCCAGGGCCTAGGCGCGGGTCGTTGAGGCGCATGTCGACGATGTCGCGGTCTTTCCACGCCGGGATGATTACGGTCGTGCAGCGCGTGCGCCAGTGCGCGGCGACACGTTCGGCGAGCTGCCGGTTCTCCAAGGTGCGGTACAGGTGCACTGCCCCGATGCCCTCCCAACCGACGGCGCGGGCCGCGTACGGCTGCGTCGTGCTCCACCCCGGCGTGGTTGTCCACTGGCCGAGGTAGACGTGGGCTTGGTGCTCGAGCTCCCACTGCAAGGCGTGCGAGCCGGTGACGCGCGCTGCTGCTGCGGTCTGGTTGAACAGCCAGTGTTCCACGTCGGGGCCGCTCCAGCCGTGGCACTCCTCCAACGTCGGGTTGCGGGGCTTGCCGAGTCGGTTCGGGCTCACGCCCACGCTCCAGTGGCACATGCCGTCCCAATAGATGAGCCTCGGCACCGCCGTCGTGGGGTCGACGATCGTGCCGTCCGCGTTCAGGTGGTGGCACGGCCGCGACAGGATGCGCAGCGCGTTGAGGTATCGCACCTGTTCCGCACCGAGGCCGTCAGGCTGCAAGCACTCGCCACCCACGAATACCTGATCCTCCTGCGACCCCGTCGTGCCCGACTGCGGCGCGGGGCCGAGGAGGGGCGGCTCCCAGGTGTGCAGGCGGCGCAGCGATTCCTGGTAGAGCCCGGTGGTGAACGCCGTTGCGTTGAATCCTGCCGGCAGCGTCGGGTTGCCGTCGGTCAGCAGCTTCGCGATGCCGACTGCGCACACGCTGCGGTTCACCCCCGCAACTACCGCAAACCACTCATTGATGACGTTGCGGGGCCACACGAGGGTGACCGGCACGCCGCGCGCCTGTCCGGTGGCGAACGAACCTTCCGGGACTACCGGACGGCCCCAGCCTGCGCCGGGGACGTGAACGAGGGCGTCACCCCACAACAGGGATAGCCCGCTGCTCGCGCTCGCTGAGGAGTTCGGTGATGCCGCATGCAGCGCATCGGAAGAATACGAGCCTACGAGCGAAAGAAACCTCTCGCTCGCACCGCTGCCACTTGTGGCCGAAGAACTCGCAAGGGTCGTAATCGCTGACGGTGAAGGTGACGCCGTGCATAGGACATCCGGGATTGAGGGGTTCGACGCGCAGCACACAACCTCCCCGACCATCAAGCCGGGCTCGTCGGGCCGCCACAAGAGCCAGAGGTCGACGTGCCACAGCGAGTGCAGCCGCCCCTGGAAGTGCATCGCCAGCCCCGTGCCATCCTGCCGCGCGTCGCGGAGTTGCAGCTCGGTGCCGTTCACGGTCGGGAGGCGAGCGCCGAAGAACCGCGCAGGATCAGCCGGCAGCGGGCCGATTGCCCACCGTGCGCGCTTGGCCGTGCCGAGGTCGATGGTGCGTTGTTCGTTGGGCTTGAGTTCGACGCGGAGGTCCACGGCCCAGGTGTCGAGGCCGGTTTGGCGACCGCGGACGCAGAGAACCCCGTCCACTTCGCCGACTGGTAGGGGTTTCGTGTCGACGACGGCGCGGGCCCAACCGAAGAACGGCTCGGAACTGTAGTTCGCGAGGCGCACGACCTGCGCAGGAAGTGCGGCGAGGAGAAAGAGCGTGGCGATGAATCGCATGGCCGCCACTCTACTCGTCGACCACAGTGACGGGGATGTTATGTCGGCGACAGCGGACGATCATGTCGTTCGTCCCGCGGCCACCGGGGAAGGCGATGCAGTGGTCGGGCTTGCCCTCGTCGATCATGCGCTGGTTTCGCAGCGGGCCAGCCTTCTTGCCCTGCGACTCCCAAAACGCTCTAAATCGCGTAGCGGTCACACGTCGCCGAATCGACCACTGAAAAGCCATCTCGTCAGCGCCATCCGCATCGCCGACGATCGTGCAGCGCACCGGAGTCTTCGCGTGGAACTCGTCGAGCACGGCGGCCACACGCTTCGCGTCGCGGTAGTCCCTGCCCCCGCACACAAGCAGCCTCACGGCTTCTCCTTCGCTGCGCCGACGGCGACAACGAGTTTCGCGAGGGCTTCGGAG